GGCAAAGGCTGCAATTCACGGCACGAGCGCCGCAATTCGCCCCATCGTTCCAGCGGCCGCCCGCTAACAGCGCCGCCGGAGAATATGCGTAATACTGGTAAATGTTACCAACGTCGTAAGACTTCTCGCCTGTGTTCAATGGGCTTTTCTTGTCCCAGCCCCACGCTACGCTTGCGTGGTAGTCTGCATTTGTGGCGTGTTCCGCTCTTGTAATAAGCTCGTCCAGCCACTCCCAGACACGCCCCACGGCATCTACAACGCCCACGGAAGAAACGGCATTTACCACACTGCCTGTTACGCCCCTACCTGTGTTGCTGGTGGCGCTCCATGCGTTTGTATTTGCGTTATCCAGTCCGGCAGGGCTACCAAAAGCATAAGCGCAAAATTCGGCATAGTTCGGCAGGCGTTTACCGCTCTTTGCCAGACGTTCTACAAAGTTGTACCAGTTCATGCTTTCTGTACCCGTCATAGGTGCGCAGCCGTACTCTGATTTCAAGCCCTTTGCTCCGTCGTCAGAATTAAGGTAAATATCTACCCATGTGCCGCTGCCTAAATATACCATACCCTCTGGGCTGCATTTCGGGCGGTGTCCCAGTGTCCATACAGAACGTGGTACAATGCCGTTGCTTACTGCACTTTCCCAGCCTGTGCCAAAAATAACACTGCTGCCATTAAGCGGCTGTAAATTGCTGTCCACCTTGCGGCAGCGTCCATAATGAAAGCCGCCGATTTTACGGCTGTTTGTAGCGTTCCAGCCTGTCGGGTATGTAGAGTTAAGGGAAATTACGTATTTCTCGTCTGCGCTGTCAATTCTGCTGTCGCAGATATATACGTAATAGTCCTTACCTACCGAAAAAGCGCTGCCTGCGTCCAGATTAGCAGCCGTAAGAATTGTATTTGCTGTCTTGAAAATTCCAGCGCCGCCCACGGCAATTACGCAACCCTCTACTACGGTCAGCTCATTTGCTCCGCTGGCGTAAATGTACTCATTGCTCGGTGCTACAATATCGCTGATTGTAGCCATTTTATTTACGTTCAAAAGCGCCCTTGCGTCGGTCTTTGTAACGTCGTCCACTAATAATCTACTCATACTGCTTTAATACTCCTTTCAGTGCTGCAATGTCGTCTGTTGTCATTCCTGCCACGGTGTCTGTGCGTTCCAGCGCAATTACCTTGCAGCCCGCTTTTACCGCTTTGGAAAGTGTAAGGGCTGTTCTGTCATTTCCCGCCTCTCCTGCTGCCGCTGCCTCGTCGGTCTGGATATGTGTTACTCCCTGCACCGTGCCGGATACGTCGCCCGCTACAAATTTCATACCTACCGCTGCCTCGTCGCAGTAATATACCGTAACCGCCTTTTTCTCTTCCTCTACAGCTGCTACGCCGCACTCAATATAACGCTGGTTCTCTGCGCTCTCGATTTTCGCCAGCAAATCTGCTGCCGCCAGTTCTCCGCTTGCTACCATAGCAAGGCAGTTGTAATAATCCTCTTTTGTCTTTAATACTTTAGGAAATCCTTTCATGGTCTGCCGCCTTTCTAAAATGTATTTGCAAGATAGGAATTACCCACGTAGGTAGCCCCTAACACTGCCGTTTCTACTGTTCTTTCGTAATGCTGGCTCATGTATGCTGCACCCATGTAACACAATCCCAGTACAGCATCATGCTTATAGTCAATGCCCCAGCCGCTTTCTACTCTCTTAAGTCGCTCGTCCAGCGCTGCTATTGCCTCTTTGGTTTCTTTCGTGCCCGCCTCTGCCTGCTTTTTCACTTCCTGCATGGCTGCTGCCAGCTCTTCAATTTGCAGTTGCAGGCTGCCTGCTATGTCCTCGCCCAGCTTGTCCTTGATACTCTCAAACCATGTGTTAAATTCGTTTTCAGCGTCCGACTGGAATAGCTTAATTTTTGCCATAAATTCTGTATAGGCGCTTAAAAGTTCCTTGTCCCAGTTGTCAAGCGTGCTTTCAAAACTGCTGTATCTTTCGTTAAACTGGCTCTCATACTGCGCAAATAAGCCCTCTGTCTTGCTTACGTAGCTGTCATATACGCCCGCAATCTCTGTAAGGTACTTTTCCATACTCTGCTTATATGCGCTGAACTCGTCCAGCACGGCTGCGCTGTAGGTGTTGAAAAAGTCCGTAAACTGCTTTGTAAGCACGCTTGCGTCTATCTCTTCCACCGTTCCTGTTACAATGCCGCAGACTGCGCTATTAAACCGCTGGTCTGTGATGTTCTGCGTCTGTATCCTTGTTACGCCCTTGCCTACGTAAATATCTGCAAGCGCAAGCTCCCATATTTCCGTAGTGCGTGTTACTGCCGTTGCTGTCGGCTTTGCAGACGGTGTGCCTTTCAGCACCGCAATATACATATCTCTTTGCGGCAAATCCCAGCGAACTACTACCCTGTCCACCCTGTTAAGCGCTCCCTCTGCCGTATCCAGTGTTACGCTAAGCGTTGCAGGATTTCTAAAGGCGTAGCCGTTTATAAAGGCATAGCCTGCATTTACTCTTATTTCCATGCCGCTGTAAGCTACTACCTGTAGCCCGTCGCTCGGCTTTGGAAAAATGCCGTTTGCAATGAAAGTAGCAAAGTACCACGCCCAATCCTCGGCTTTATATACCCTGTCGTACTCTCCGTCTACTGCCACGGCATTAAACGGTAAGCTGTTTGCCATTTCTGCTACCTCACTTTCCTAATCTGGTCTACCAGCGTTGGCAGGCTGTCGCCAAAGGTCGCCTCTATGGTTTCCTCGCCTTTCTGGTATGTTTCTGTTACTTCTGTAATGCGTGCATCTATCTGTATGCCCCACTTAGTTTCTTTGCAAGTAATACGGTCGCCTAAATCAAAATCAGCCTTAAATTTTAAGTTTGAATTTGTATTTATGGTACTTACAAAATTTATGTTCTTGCCATAGTTTTCCAACTCTGCGCCGCCTCTCGTTTTCAGCATTGCAATATAGGTATTCAGCGGTATTGTTACCTCTGTTTCCCCCTGCTGGTACTTTCTGGCAATGTCCGTAGCGTCGCAGAATACCTCTACTAAATCCAGCCCCGTTGCGCCCTCGCCGTCCACTGTGGTTACTGGCTGGCTGCCGTCGTCGTCAGCTGCTCCCTGCACATAAATAAAGTTTCCGCAGTTCTCTATACTGGCTGTATATTCCTGCTCGTTGACATTATCAAAATCTCTTGAAAATATGCAGGGTGTGTTACCCTCGGTATTTGTGGCTGTAAGGTCATTGCCCTTATACAGATAAAAGCCAAACAGTCTCTCTCTTTCGTTAAGCAGAATGTCATAGCCCAGCTTTCCAGCCTGCGCCCTTGCCTTTACTTCCTGCCCCAGTTGTGCGTATACCTCGTTTGCATATTCAACCGCCACGCCGTCTATGGTTTCCTGCGCCAGAAATGTAAGCAATGGAAAACGCCGCTTTGTTCCTGCTGCGCTGCCGCAGTTGTTCTTTACCATAAGGTTTATAAGATACTGGTTTGTACCTGTTGCCACAATCTGCGGATAAATGCAGCGCTTATTAAGCCACCAGCTAAGCATATAGCCCTGTGCCTCTAACTGCTCTAAGCCGTTCTCGTCTTTGGTAATGTGTACGTAGGTTATCTGCGCTGCCCTGCGCCATACGCCGCCGTCGGCGGTCTTTACTTCCTTTTTTCCGTCGTGCTTGGTTATTAAGTTACCCTCTACCAGCAAACGGCTGTTATTGTCCGTAATCGGCGCAAGCAGGCTAAAAGTTCCTACGTCAAAATACTTTGTATGCCATAGCAGGCTTGCCAGCTCGTCTATAGCTCCCAGCGGCTGTACTGTCTTGTCGAATACTCTAAGCTCCATACCGTCACACTCCTAAAAATTCCTTGCTGTAGAATATGGATACTTCCAGAGAATTTACGCCGCTGGCTGCATCATACCTAAACATATTGTCGCCTATGGCAAGCTGCATAAATGTACTGTCTACATCAATGTAGCGGAAATAGTCGGTTTCTACGCCGTCCCTTATCAGCTTAGCGCCCTTGCTGCCGTACTTCGTGTTAATCTCTATCACGTCGCCCGTTTTCATAGTGGCGTTAATCTGTATAAATTCCTCGGTATCCACATTAAGCAGTATCGGGTTTGAAACTGTCCCCAGTGCTGTAAACCTTATCCTCATTCCTGTTGATACGTCGCCCTCGTTGTAGCAGTCCACTATTACGCTTTCCGCTCGGTATCCGTATATCATGCTCTTTGTGCTGTCCTTTTCGATAACGCAAGGGAAATGCCACGCAGCCACCCAGCTTGCTATATCCTCTTTTGTTTCTTCCTCTTCCCGCCAGAACGGGTTAAGGCACTCTATTTGTAAATCAAACTCATAAAGTACCTCTTTCTTTAGTATCTTAGGCTCTCCATACGCCCTGCAATCAATCACACGCTTAAAGCCGCCGTACTCATACACCAGCGTAGCGCTAAGCTCTGGGTTAAATATCTTAAGCATACAGCGGCGCAGTTCCAATGCCTGCGCCTTGTCCCGTGTGTTGATATGTCCCACTACGTCTATGTCCCTCGCCTCGATACGCTGCCCTACGTAGGTGTCGCCGTGCTGTCCCATGCTGTTTGTGCTGTAAATGACGCTCGTAACGCCGGAAATGCCCTCTACGTCTTTACTTATATTGCAATGGTATACGCTGTCTACTCCCAGCTCTAACCGCTCGCCCCTTGAATTTATGTAAGTCAGTTTTTCATTTTCCATGTGTTACACCGTCCTTGCTATCATTCTGAACTGTCGGGCTGCCTCTTTCTGCTGTTTTGCATAGTCCGTGGTATTCGCATAAATATACTGATTGACAACTACGCCGCCTGCTGCACTGCCGCCGCCTCTCGACTTTGGCTTTTTGTCGTCGTTATCATACTTAAATTCATTGCCTACATTTACCTTTGCGTCTACGTCAAACTCCTGCGGTACGCTGTCCTCAATCATTTTCTTAACGCCGCCGATTTCATTAGAAAAGCCAACGCCGATACCCTGCGCCAGATATACGCCGATTTCGTCACGCATCAGCTTAGACGGGCTGGCAATTCCAAATAAATCCTTAAGGAAGTCGGTAACATTGCCTACCCAGTCGCTTATTTTGTCTTTTATCCACCTCGTAGCGCCGCTTATGCCGTTCCAGATGCCCTCTACCATGTTTTTACCGAACCCTGCAAACGTACTGCCAATATCCTTAAATACGTCTGTTATTCCTGTTACCATGGCGTTCATTACCTCTTTGGCTTTCGTAAGCATATTGTTACCCCACGTAGCCACTCTGGTTACTGCTCCTACTATACTGTTCCAGATTTTCTGCGGCAGTTCCTTAACAATCGTAATAACGCCTGTTACCATGGCATTCATTACCTCTTTGGCTTTCGTAAGCATATTGTTACCCCACGTAGCCACTCTGGTTACTGCGCTTACTATACTGTTCCAGATTTTAGCAGGCGTTTCTTTCACAATCGTTACAATGTTCGTAAGCATTGTGTTCATTACTTCTTTGGCTTTGGTCTGCATATTTGCGCCCCACGTAGCCACTCTGGTTACTGCGCTTACTATACTGTTCCAGATTTTCTGCGGCAGCTCCTTAACAATATCTATAACTTTCGTTACAAAATTTGTTATAACTGTGCCGCCTTTTTCCTGCATATTTACGCCCCACTCTGCTATTTTCTCAACGCCCGCAGCGATTGCCTGCGGTATCAGAGTAGGTAGCTCTTTTATTTTATTTATGATTGTCGTTACCAGCTTGCCTGCCGCCGTCAAAATCTTAGGCAGCCCCGTAATCAGTCCTGTTACAATGGCTGCTATAATCTGCGGAATGGCTGCGATTAAAAGCGGTATTGCGTCTATGATGCCGTCAATCAATGCGACTATAATATCGCCCGCACTTTCGATAATAAGCGGTATGCCCTCAACCAGTGCATTTATGATAGCCGTTATGATTTCCGGCAGTGCTTCAATCAGTACGGGCAGCGCTGCTACCAGCCCCTGTGCCAGCCCCGTAAGCAGCTGTAATGCTGCTGTAATCAGCAACGGTATATTTTCTATCAGCATGGTTACAATGTTCGTAACCACCGTTACGATTGTTGGCAGCAATGTAGGTAACGCTTGTGCGATACCTTGCGCCAATTCCGTAATAATCTGTACGCCTGCCTCTAAAAGCTGCGGTAATATAGTAAGCAGCGTATCTATGATTGTCGGTATAATCTGCCCGATTATGCTTATCATTTCCGGCAGCATTCCAACCAGCGTATTAAGCAAGTCCTGTACGCCGCTCATTAAAGGCGGTAATAACTCCTGTATAACCTGTGGTATATACGTTGCAAGCTGCTCTACGATTTCTCCCAGTCCGCTTACCAGCCTCGGCACTGTTTCTATTACCCTCGGTGCTATATTCCCTACCACTGTTACAATACTGTCTACCAGATTGCTTGTAAGCTGTGAGAAATTCGCCTCGCTGTCTGCCATTCCAGCTACCCAGTTGTCCCACGCTGAACTCATAGAACTAACCGAACCCTCTATTGTTGTACTTGCCTCTTTTGCCGTTGTCCCTGTTATGCCCATTTCCGTCTGTACGACGTGAATAGCGTCTACAACGTCTGAATATGATGAAATATCATACTTAATGCCGGATAGCTTGCTTGCATCATCAAGCAGTCGCTGCATTTCCTCTTTTGTACCGCCATATCCCAGTTTTAAGTTATCCAGCATGGTATAATTCTGCTTTGCAAAACCGTTATAGGCGTTCTGTATAAGCGATATATCAGTACCCATTTTATTTGCATTGTCTGACATATCCGTAATTGCCACGTTTGCCTTTTCTGCTGCCGCTGCCGTGTCATTATTCATACTGGCAAGCAGCGACGCTGAAAAGCTGGTAACTGTTTCCATGTACTCATTTGCAGACATTCCGGCTGTTTTATATGCGTCGTTTGCATAACCAACAACCGTATCAGACGACGTTTTGAAAAGAGTTTCTACACCGCCTACAAGCTGTTCCTGTGCTGCGTATCCCTCTATTGCTTTTGTGGTAAGCGCTCCTATGGCTGTTGCCGCTCCCGCAACTGCTGCCGCCGTCGCCGCTGCTGCTGCTTTAAGCGCTGTACCCATTCCGCTTAGCACGCTTGTAAATCCAGAAAATTTTCCCTTTGCGTCGTCTGCCTGTTCCCCGCTGTCTTTTATTTCCTTTCCCATTTCGTCAGCGGCTTTTTCTGCTTTTTCCATTTCGTCAGTCGTTTTGCCTAATTCCTGCTCTGTCTTTACAAGCGCTGCTTTCTGGTAATTTAACTGGGTTTCAAGTTTTTTACTTTCTTCGCTATTGTCTCCTGTTGCCTTGCGACATTTTTCTAAAGCCGCCTCGGTTTCTTTTACCTTTTTTGCCTGCTCGTCGTATGTTTTCTGTAGTACCGTCTGCTTTGCTTTCAGCGCATCTACGCTGCTTGCATTGTCCTTATATTCAGCCGTTACAAGTTTCATTTCAGAATTAAGCACTTTAAGGGTGCTGTTAATTTCCTTGCAGGCTGCTTTATACTCTGCCTCTCCGTCAAAACTTAACCTTGTTTTGACGTTCTGCGTCTTATCTGCCATAATTAAAAGCCCCCTAACGCTATGTCTATATCGTCCATGTTTTCTGTAGCTGCTGGTGTTCCCGCCTGTTCCTGTCGGAAAATGTGCGGGTTATATTCCTTGTGATATTTAAACAGTGTCGTTATCTGGTATGGTGTTTTTCTCCACGCCTCACGTTCCCTGTATCTCAAAAGCACTACTGCAATATACAAAAGCCGTGCAGTATCTAATTTTCCTGCACGGCTGCCCTGTTTCCCTCTTCTGTTGTTTCTTCTCCGTCGTTTTCGTTCTCTGTGTCGCTGTTGTCTCCCGCAGTTCCTCTGTAGAACGATTTAAAAATAGCGTTCTGTACTTCCTGCAAATTTCCTGCGTGTATCAGTCTGCCTACCCTCTTCTCTTCAAGCAGCTGGGCGTTTTCGTCCTCTGCTAAAAGTGCCTCGTTAATAAGCAGCGTAAGTAACCACCTTGTATCTTTAAAAAGGTTTGGGTTATCTTTATTGAATACCTCACTTAATTTGTCGTAGCCCCCAAACTTTTCCTGTACTTCGTCTAATGCGTTCAGCGAAAAAAGTAAACCATATTCTTTGCCGTTCAGCTCTACGGGAAAAGCCCCGCTCTTTAATGCTCCCATGATATAAAATTAAGGCGCAGCCCATGCTACGCCTCTCTCCTTTCCTGTTTTATACACTTTCCATTGCTGCTGCCTTTTCCGGCACTGCTGTAAACCACGTTTTAGCCGCTGCGCTTTCCTCTGTTCCCACAAAGTCTGCTTTCCACAAGTTATCTTTCTTTCTTGTTGTAAAAGATGCCTCAATGTCCGGCGTGTTAAACTTGATACTCTCGCCCTTTGTTTCGTACTTTTCAGACGGTACTTTAAATTTTGCTTTAAGCAGCCATACGTAACGGTATTTACCACCCGTTTTCTTAGCTCTGAACCCTACAGCAACATACGGCGGCTCGTCCTCTTTTCCCGCCCATACTACGCTGTTCTTATCTACTGCCTGCCCCAGCAGCTCTGCCAGCACTTCCGGCGTAAGGTCTTTAATTCCCAGCTTAAGCGTTCCGCTTGCAAACTCCGTGACGCTCTCGCTTAATGTGTCGTCTGCATACAAGCTGCCGTCTGCTGTCTTTACGGATAAATCGGCGCTCATTGCCTCTGCCATTTTCTTAGGTGTCCCGTAGCTCTCTGCTCCGTCTGCCTCTGTGCATACGGCGTAATATAAATCTTTCAGTCCCAGTGTCATTGTTTAATCACTCCTCTTTCAAAATCTCGACTGTGATAGGCACTAACCAGTACCCCGTTTCTGTTTCGTAGCTTTCTGCGTCTATGCTGTTGATATAAACGCCTGCTGCTTTCAATACCTCTTTTGTCTTATCAAGCTGCGCCTCAAAATCGCCCTTATGGAAAAGCGTAACTCTATACATTTCCCTGCGCTCTTTCTCTTCGTCGTCTGCATTTACCGCAGGCGTACCCAGCAGCCGCAGAAACGTATAATATGCGTCTGGCTTATCCCGTCCAGTGTAAACGCCTCTCTGGGCTGGCAACCCTGCGCTTTCTAAAATCTCCTGTATACTCATTCGCCTGTTTCACTCTCCCATATACTGCGCTGTGCCTCTACTACCTTTTCGTGCGCCTTTTCGTTTGCCACTGTCATATAAGGGCGTGCAGCGTGGCTACTTGTGCCGTACTCTGCCACAAAGCCGATTGTTGCATAGCGCACCTTGCTTTTATCTCCTTTTCTGTCGTTTCCATGCTTTGCCCGTCCCTGTGGGTATATCTCTACGTATTTCTCCGTATCGTCGCCCTTTACGTCCGTAGCTTTTATGGAATTGATAAAACCGCCCGTTTCATTCAGTCCCATTGCCTGTGCCTCTGCTCTCTGTGCCTCTATCAGCACATCAGCACCAGCTTTAAGCATTTTGGGGACTGCCTCAACTGTAGCCGCCTCTCTCCGGCTGAAAGCGTCTATAATATCTTCCAGCCCGACTGTGTTAAACTCTCCCATGCTTACACCTCGTTTCTGTTGCGTAAATCTGTAAGCGTAAGCTCTATGGTGTCTGTTCCTGTATCGTAGGTTTTAAGCACGAAATAACGCCGCCCGTTTACTTCTACCACGTCCTCGCCGCCATAATCTGCCTTGTGTACCTCGTACTTTGCCTCTACCAGCTTTCCTGTCTGCTGGCTCTTAAAATATTCACTGTATCCTACTGTTTTTTTGTTACAGAATACAGTGCGGGCGCTTTCTTCCGGCTTTACTGCAAAGCCGTTTTTATTTACCCTGTTTTCTGCTGCTGTTTCTGCAATAAGCGTTAATTCGTCCTGCCACTCCACCGCTTATACCTCGCTTTCTGCGCCGTCGGTGTCCGTTTCGGACACTTCCGGCGCTGTGTTGTATTCCACTGATAAAGCTAAGCGCATTTTAAGTGCGTCGTATGACTTTCTGAATTGTTCCGCATTGTTGTTAAAGCCAAATTCTGCCTTACAGTACAGCGTAATTGCTCTTATAATCAGCTCGTCTGTCTCTTTTATTACTTTTACGCCGTCGTTTTTCAAATCAGCTTTGCAGGCGGCTATACAGTCGTTTATTTCCTCTGTGATTTTCTCACTGGTGCTACTGATACGCAGCGCCGCCCGCATCTTCTCGGTTAATGTAGTGGTATATGCTGCCATAGCCCGCACCCTCTTTCTTACTCTGCTACTTCTGCTACGCCTGCCTCTTTCAGAACTGCTGCACGTTCTCTGCTTACGGTGTAAACGTCCCCAGTATCCTTAATCTGGTTTAATTCCTTGTCAAGGAAACGACGCTGTGCTTTTACTTTTACCAGCCCTGCTGCTTTCTTTTCCTCTTCGTCTTTAGCTGCTGCCTCTGCCGCCGCCTCGGCTGCTACTTTTTTGTCCTCTTCCGTAAGCTCGCTGTTGTCTGGTATATCTACCTCGACGGCTGCGCAGCGTGCAGCAATTTCTTTCTTTGTTCCCTCTGCATCTACGCCCAGCTGCTTTGCCAGTTCCTTCAAATCCTCTTTCTTATAGCTTTCCAGCTCTTTTGCGTCTAAGTATCCTTTCATGCTCTACCTCGCTTTCTTACACTGCTGTTACGCCCTTTTTAACTAAGATAATGCCCGCAGCGTCAGCTACTTTGCCGTCCACTACCATTAAGCACTTATTCTTAATCTTGTTGTTGTCGTGGTCTGTCCACTTCACTACCTGCATTTCCATGTTGGTATTGATAACGTAATCAGAGAAATTCATAAATACTGCGATTACGTCGCCCTCGTTTGCGTCGTCCCAGCTCGGTAAAACGTCGTCCTCTACAGTTTCCACATTCTTACCCATGAAACGGTATGTTTCCTCTCCGTTTACGCCGTAGTTTGTGCGTCCAATAGGCTGCCCGTTCTTATCTTCCATACCGTCAATGCCAGTATCAAAAGTGGACTGGTTCATAACAAAGCTGCCGTTTCTGTACGCCTTTTTCATTTTGCCTTTTACCTTATGCCAGCCGTTCCAGCTTGCGTACTCTTCCGGTGTCAGAGTAATTACAGCTGTTACCCTGTTGTCTTTCAGAACGCCCAGCGGCTGCCCCTCGCCTGTACCGTTGAAAATGGCAATTTCAATAGCCTTTACCATTGCCTCTGTTGCCATAGGTACAAACAAATCAGTAAACATTTTCAGCGTTACTACATTCGCTAAAATGCTCTGGGAAATTTTGCACTCCAAACCGTAATAATTGAAAGTTACGGAATTTTTAGCAGATGCTTTCTGGTCGTCGCTGCTCTTTGCCTCTGTAATCCAGTGTGCAGTAGGCTTTAAGTCTGCAATCGGAATGGAAACGCCGCCCTGTACGTTAATCTTACGCACCTTTGCATAAATGCTGCCGTAGCTTTCCAGTTTCTGGATAATTTCATTCATAATAGTTGTCGGAATTACAGCGCCGCTGTCTGCTGTGGTGGTGGTTTCAGCTGCTCTGTACTCTGCCGGAATAGCAACGCCTCTGCATACATAATTCATAAACGCTTTTCTGTATGCCGTAGTGTCGTATTTGTCCTCTGGTTCTCCTGCTCCTGCGCCGCCTGCTCCCTTGAAATTTCTAAGCAGCGTGGTATCTGCTCCCGCTCCACCTGTCGGCTCTCCTGCTGCAATTCTTTCAAGCAGCTTTTTACGTTTCTCTGCCGCTGCCAGTAAAGCGGTACGCTCTTCCTGTAAGTCTGTTACCTCTGTTTCCAGTTTTGTAATTTCCTCGTCCGTAAGCTCTGCCGCTCTGGTGTTAAGCTCTTCTTTGATTTCGGCTAATCTTGCCTCAATTTCCTTTAATCTCATAGTCTGTGTTCTCCTTTTTGTTTTGATTTTTATAAGCTCGCCTTAATCTTTAGTATTGCTGCCCGCCTCTTAAGCAACTCCTGCCGCTCCCGCTCATAACTCCTACTCGCAAAAGCACGGGCGCTTATTTCAGTATCGTTATTTGCCGGAATACTCACGGCTGATACATCATAAACCTTTTTGATTTTCAAAATTGTTCTTGTATGTGTTTCTCTGTCGTAGCTTTCCTCTGCCACTGTAAACGCCCATGACATTTTAGTAATCATTCCTGCGCTTATGTCTTGATACAGCCCACGGGCTAAGTCTGTCCGGCTTAAGTCTGCTGCCACGAAAAGCCCCTTTACGTCCGGCTCTAAAATCAGCGTATTATTTGACTGTCTGGCAAATACTCTGCCCTCATGGTCGTACTGCATGATAACGTCACTCATGTCTGCGCTGTCTAATGCGTGTGCGTCTATTCTTTCGTAAATCTTTGTGCCGTCCTCAAACTCATATAAAAGGTATGGCGCATTAAATGTAGTAGCGTAGCCCTCTACGTAGCACTCCGACTGTAAGCGCTTTTCGCCGGAACTCTGCGCAGCCAGAGGCGCTACCAGCGTTCTATATTCCCGCTCTTTCTTAACTGGCATTATTTACACCCTCTTTCTCTTCCTGTCCTTTCTGCGGCTCTTCTCCCGCTGCTGGTTCTGTCTGCTGCGGTACTTGCTGTATGATAACTGGCTGCTCACTTCCTTTGTGCAGTTCGCTTACCTCTGTATATTCCTTTCGGATATAATACTTTTCCCCGTCCTCAACGTGTGCCATGTTCCATATATCCATTACGCCGTTTCTGTTCAGTAGCGCACGGTCAAAAAGCTGTGTGCTTACGCTTAACTTTGTGGCGTTGCTGGCGTATTGCAGGCGGTTTGCAGAAAAGAAAATAGCATTGCCGCAGGCTCTTTCTCTCTCTGTAAAGCTCATATTTGTCATAACAAGCGATAGCTGTATTGCAAACGGCTCTATTTTCCCCTCGTAGTAAGCATTCCACGTATTTTCATCAAATTTATTTTGCAGAATATCCATATTTGTGCCAAAATGCGTGCATACATTTTCCTGTATGTGCTGCATCTGCAATGCGTTTGGCGTATACGGTTTGCTTTCTACCTGTTTCAGCTCACTAAACTTGTTATCATAAATAATCATGCCGCTATCGTTGTCGGCGCTTAAGTTATCCTCTGTAAAGCGTTTCCGCTCTTTCTTTATATCCTCTGGTTTCAGTATATTTGCCACCTTTGCCAGAAAGCGGATATTTGCCGAATTTTTTACAGCGTTTATAATTCCCTCATTCTGCGTATGTATCAACTGCATAGTTGGTGCAAGCGTGCTGTTGTCCTCTCCGAAAAGGTCGTCTTTATATTCAAAGTCTGTCATAATGCCTACACGCTCAAACTCAATAGCTCCATAGCTGCCATTTGCAAACAGATACCGTAAATATAATTGTCCCTCGCTCTCTACCACCTCGCAGCGTTCAGCCCGCAGCGGATACCAGCCACATAAGCGCCCGTATTCGTCCTCGATAGGTATAATAAAAGCGGTGTGTTCCACCGCTACATACGTTGCCAGACGCTTTATAAATTTTGTTGTATCCATAAAGTAGTTGGGTTTATGCTGCAATGTCTTTTCCAGCGACTTAAGGGCGCTGCCCTCTATCTCCGGCTTTAGCTTGCTGCAATGTGTGGCAAAATTATTTATAGCCGTTCTGGTCAAATCCATTTCATACACGCCGCCGCTAAAGCTGGTAAACGTCGGGCTGTATCCGTTCAGCATTTTGAAATAATTACCTATGGCTTTTAACTCTTTGCCATGAAAAAGATAGTCTAAAAATTTCATGCCGTTTACACTCCTTTCTATGCGGCATTTTTAAGCAGCTCGCCGCACTCTTCCCAGTATTTCTGCCGCACGGTCATTGCATCTATGAC